AATTTTTGAAGAAACATAATTTGACGTTTCACCACTCTGGTCATACCCCCGAAGCACCGTTTGCCTACGAGCAAATTGGATACCACAGACAAAAATCAACCATCATGCCTATGGCCCCAATTCTTGACTACCCAAAATTGTTTCCACCAATTGATGTTGGGTTAGTCCCACTTAACAATCTTGAGTTTAACCATGCCAAGTCATTTATTAAAGGTCTTGAATACGCTGCTGCTGGAGTTCCTTTTATTTCTTCGTATTCCCCCGAGTATCAATACCTTGCTGATGCCGGGGTCGGGCGTATTGCTAAAAGCCCAGAGGAATGGACTTACCATTTAAATGAACTACTAGACCCACAAATGCGTAAAGATGACGCAATGGTAAACTACGAGATAGTTAAAGAGAAGTTTTCAATGGAAGTGCGTGGTGCTGAATGGAACGAAGTGATGGAGAAAATCTCCGCACTATAAGAACCCTGGAGTCTTTTAAAGACATCCATAAAGGTGAAACGATCTGGGTTCTTGGTTCTGGTGGGTCATTAGATTTCCTTGACCCATCTTTCTTTGATGACAAAATTTGCGTAGGAGTAAACTTTGTTGGAAAAGTATTTGGATTGGCTAACTACTTCACCTTTTCTCATTACCACTCAGACTCCTTAGAGATGGCGGAATCCTCTAGGTTTGTATTTACACCCAGAAAAGAACACGGAAACAGAGCAGAGTGGTCAGGACACCTTCCAGCAAACGTGGTGTTATTTGACTCAAATGCAGGAGCACCTGGGGATAGTTTTGACCCATTTGGGAAGGACAAACCTACGGCTGGACTAATGATCGGGAACTCAAGTATCCACGGATCAATACATTTAGCGGCTTACTTAGGCGCTAAACACATAGTTTTGGTCGGGGCTGATTGTGGAAAGTTAAACAATGCTGACCGTTTTACGGGCTACGTAATAGGGGATAATCCTTGGTCTGAATACAACACAAAACTTGTAATGATGAAACGCTGGATACTAGAGAACTTTGGAGCAAAGGTTTATTCTTTAAACCCTTTTGTAAACTTCAACCTTGAGGGTGTTCCTTTTGATGGGGTATCAAAAATAAACCTGTGATACGATTTTTTGATGGCTGTAACACTAGATGACCTGACGATACCTGCACCACCCATTGGACCGATGGATTGGAACGCAGACGGATTTGTTATTAAGAAAAACTTAGTTCCAGAAGAGTTGATGGTCAACTACGAACAGTGCTGGCTAGAGAATAACTCTGAACGACCTGGTGGATGGCCTGATTGCACACCATATCGCAGGCATCCAGAAGTGCTGGAAATTCTTACTTACAGTGGTATTAGTAACACTATGCAAGATCTCATTGGTGAACCTGCTGGTCTTCATCTAAATCTAACTGGTTGGGTTACTACTCGCCGTAATTGGCATCAAGATACATATTTAAATCCTGCACATGTTGGTGATTATTATGTTGCAATTTGGATTGCGCTTGAAACTATTCATCCAGATTCTGGTCCGTTTCAGTTTGTTCGTGGCTCACACCGCTGGCCTGTTGTAACACGAGAAAAGATTCTTGATGCGCTCAACCCAGATGAACAAGACCACACATGGCCTAAGCACAGCGAGCGCCTACTTACACCACTGTTTGAAGCGGAGATTGAAAACCGTAACGCTGAGGTAGTTACGTACTTACCAGAGCGTGGTGACGTGTTGTTCTGGCATGGTCGTTTATTACATCGAGGTTCTGAGCCTAATGTTGTTGGTATGCCACGTAAATCTTTGATTGCCCACTACTCAGGGATCAATCATCGTCAAGATATGCCAACAGCAAAAAGCCATAACGGTGGGTGGTATTTCCCAATTGAAGGTGGTCTTGTTTCGTGAAATTACTTAATGCAGGCTGTGGAACGCACTACGCCAAAGGTTGGGTCAACACAGATGTTTGGGAAAACGATGAAACCAAACCTGATGTCCTTGTAGAACCAGGTAAGCCCTACCCATTTGAAGACAATACTTTTGATGCAGTGATGTTAAGCCATGTGCTTGAGCACATCAACTGGCACGAAGTTCCAGACTTCATTCGGGAAATGTCTCGTGTGGCTAAACCTGAAGCGCCAATCCTTATTATCTGCCCAGATGTTTTAAAGACGATTAAGTTGTGGCATCAAGGATCTCTACCTTGGTGGTTAGTTGAATCTACAATGGAGCATGCTGATGTTGCTCCAGAAGACAAATCGGTTAAATGGTGGAATGGGGCGGCGCATCACTGGAATGCTCATGAGAAACGGGTGGAAGACCTTCTTAAAAAAATGGGGTTCTCCAACATCGAAAACGTATTTAGCCTTATCCCTGATGGAAACTCATGGGAAGACAACCACATTACAGACTTAGTTTGGCCTGTAGTAGGTAAGGCTGCTTGGCAACTTTGCCTAAGATTTAATAACAAACTATAATTGCTGTATGGCACAACGTGGTTTAGGAAAATACGGTAAAGATAGAATTAGAGAAGCGCTGAACGCTACCTCTAAGGATGTAACCCAAACACAAAGTAACCGTGAGGAAGCATTTGATCCGTGGGTTGCTGCGAGTCCTGGGTTTGATAATGCTGTTCCAGCAATGCTCGGGCAAAACACAAACGGCATGGACAGTACAAGGTTGTCTCATGCTCAGTATTTCTTTGACCCAGAAACAATGTCTGGAAACTTTTATGTTAAGTTTCGCCGTAAGGGGAGTGAGTATGTGTACACGGGGGTGCCCGTATACGCTGCTCGGAGAATATATGATGCTTTATCAAAAGGAAAAACAATTCCATCGTTTGAGCAATACGGGTATTACCAACATCGTGGTGGCGAAGGTGAATACTTCTCTAGACAAGAAGGAACCCCTATGGGTAGGAAATTCATGAGTGGGTTAATCCAAAGTCAAGACAATGTTCAACGCAACCTTTTTGATGAGATGGGTGAAATTAACCCAGTTCAACGTGACATGTCGCAGAACCAACTTGGTTTGCAGTGGGGCCAAGAATAAGACTAGTATTCTAAAAATGAATAAGGTAAAAGGAATTTTGTTCTTCTATTGGATCGCCCGTGATACAGGCACTCCTAACATTCCCCATATTGCAATGGGTACATGCCAAGAACTTGGTGGATATTGGCGCAAAGGTAAAGGTCCCCAACTCAGGGTTGGTAAATACTTGCTACAGTTTGGGTTCTGTAAACGCAATGAGATTAAGAATGAAAAAGAAGGACTACTTTTTGCTCTAGGTGGTCGTGAAATGGACACAACAGTGGAGGAGATCAAAAAATGGCGTTAGGAATATTTAAGAAGGAAACAAAAAAGATAAACGAATTACCACCTAGTAAGGCGCAAGAACGAGCATCTAAATTGGACAACAGTGGTTTATACGCAACTATGGATAACACCATTATGTATTTGGGGCAAGCATTTGATGCTTGGAGATATAAATCCGCACCCGATAGTGAAGTCAAAGACTCCATAGAGACATTACAGATTCTTTGGGAAGAAATAGAAAAGAGAAAAAAGTGAGATCACCAGAAGAACTTAGAATGGATAGCACTATCTGGCTAGCAAAGGAACTCGCAAATCGTATTCAGGCATTCCCCCACAATGGGCTACTGAAGCGGATTGATTACCAGTTGGTAGCAGACACTGGTGACATGCTTGATTTTCTACGCCAAGTGGAGAAGTACGTGGATGAGGTAGAGGCAAATCGCCGTATGTTTGCACCTCATAATCCCGACCAACTATCGTTGTTCTAAATTGGGGTAGCCTAGTAGGGTATGTCAGACTCCCTATTGGATCAAGAACAAGAGTTATTACCTGAAGAATTAGTCGAGGAACTTGACGAAACCTCGGCTGAATTTGTTGACCAATTAGTTACTAAACTTGTTTTATTCACAGAACAATTCTGTAATGTTGAGTTGTTTCCGTACCAAATTCCTATTGCGTACAGAATTATTGAATCTATTGTCTTGGGTGACGGTGAAGAACTAACCCTAATTGCAACACGTCAGTCTGGTAAATCAGAAGTACTGTCCAACGTGCTTGCTGCACAGATGGTTATCCTTCCAAAGTTGGCTAAGGTATACCCGACATGGTTGTCTAAGTTTGACAAGGGGTTTTGGGTTGGTGTATTTGCCCCAACCGAAGACCAGGCAGATACAGTATTTAGTCGTATTGTAAGCCGCCTTACTAGTGACCACGCTCTTGGGTTTTTGCTTGATCCAGAATTAGACGACAAAGCACAATCCGGTGGTACTCGTGGCAAGGGAAAGATTATCACGATGAAGCGGTCTGGGTCTATTTGTCGTATGCAAACTTGTAACCCAAAAGCAAAGATTGAATCAAAGACTTATCATTTTGTACTTATTGACGAGGCTCAAGAAGCAGATGAGTTTATGATCACCAAGTCAATTAAGCCAATGTTGGCGTTTAACAACGGAAGCATCATGCTTACTGGAACGGCTTCTCGTACTAAATCGTACTTTTATAAAGCGATTCAATACAACAAACGCCGTGCTACACAAGCAAGGAAAGCAATTCGTGAGGCTCATTTTGAGTACGACTGGAGGGTTGCATCTAAATACAACCCTAACTACGGGAAGTTTATTTCTAAAGAAAAACTACGTATCGGTGAAGACTCTGATGAATTTCAAATGTCCTATTGCAATAGGTGGATGCTTGAAAAGGGTATGTTCGTTACAGAAGAACGAATGGAACGATTGTATGACCCGTCAATGCCAATGGTCAAGCAGTGGTGGAGAACACCTGTTGTGGTCGGTATTGACGTTGCCCGTTCAAATGACTCTACGGTAGTAACTGTCTGCTGGGTGGATTGGGATCATCCAGATCCTTTTGGTTTCTATGAACACCGTATTTTGAATTGGTTGGAAATCAACAACGAAGAATGGGAGTCACAGTACTTCCAGATTATTGACTTCTTGAGAAACTATGATGTTTTAAGAATTGGTGTTGACGCACAAGGTGTTGGCGGCGCTGTAGCGGAACGCCTTAAAATCTTGTTACCAGACATTGAAGTTTTACCAATTGGGTCTGATTCAAAAGCACAAAATGAACGCTGGGTTCACTTAACTGAACTAATTCAACGTGAGCAATTAGTGATCCCAGGTCACTCCAAAGCCCGCCGTACCCGTTCATGGAAGCGCTTTAATCAACAAATGAATGATCTTGAGAAGGTTTACCGTGGTCCTTATCTGTTGGCTGAAGCACCTGATGAAAAAGGAGCATTTGACGACTACCCCGACTCTTTAGCAATTGCTTGTTATTTGACGGTACAAGATGTAATGCCCACCATCCAAGTTGGAGAAAACCCATTTTTCAATTGATGGTATTCTATGAACACCCCTATTTATTGAGGAGTCACACATGACAGTAGCACCATCGCCTATGTTCCCTGAGAAACATTCTCCTGTATTTGAACGAACACTGGCACCAAGCATCCCAGGAAACAAAGGACCTCTTCGCTTTGAAGAAGGTGTCGCAACCGACACTGACGTTCCAAACGACTTTGGTCGTGGAGCCTATGAGGACACTGCACCATCGCCAATGCGTCAGAACCAGAACAATCCTGAAATGTTCTACAAGCATGCAGCAGACACCATGCGTGAACGTGCTCACGTAGGTTCAGCATCGTGGATTGAAGCCCCATCGGTACTTTCAGAGTTCGTTGAAGGCGCAATGGCTGGCGATGACATGCCTAAGTTTGAGTACTCGTACAACACTGGTGCTCACATGAACCGACCAAACCCAACGGTTGTTTACGACTGATTATGTCGGATGTCGGCGGCGACTCAGGTGTTGACGCTGGTAGTCAAACTGATGGTGGGGAAAGCCCACCTTCAGATGCTCTAACTTCAACTGATGATCTTCGGGCTGGGATAGCCCAGACATACGGACTTGGCCCTATGGGGCAATATAGCCCTAGTTTATCTATGGGTCGGTTTGGTAATTTTTACAGTTCTTTTCAGGCTGCACCACCACCAAAAGTTCGTGAACGGCGTAATCCTTTTGTTTTGGAAACATTCTTAAAACAAAACATGGGAGTAAATGTTTATCAACCTACTGGTTATTCAGTTCAACGTGACCTACAGGCAGCAGACAATCTTCAACAAGATCAGTTTTTTGTAACTAATACTGCACAAGATCCTGTTGATGCTGCGTTCTCTACGGGTAAACCAATGCTTGATAAAAAAATTAAAGATTCAGCACGACCTGAAGAAGAAGGTCGTTTGATTAAAGAAACAGATCTTCGCCGCAGAGCAATACACGTTAGCAAAGGTCGTAAAGACGAAAACGACTTTGGTCAATAAAGGATAAAATAGGTAATGGCTGAATCACCACTTTTTCGTGATCTTGAACAAGTTTCAGAACAAGATTTAGGTAACATTCCACCATATCGTGCTGGGGGACATTGGGCTAAGTTTGCTAAAAGTCGTGGGGCTGCTCCAAGTCTAACTTTATTAACATCCCCGTTTAGTAACGCAAAGATTAAAAAGAATCAAACTTCACCAAACCCACTAGCAAGGTTGTCTGCTCAGTTCTCTCTAAACCTGTCACCAGCAGGTACCTCTGGTGTTACTGATGTTTGTGGTTCATGCTCAACACCAGGTTGCCGTGCTAACTGTCTTAGCGACTCTGGGCATATGTCTGGGGAAGCGCCTCAAAGAGCACAAAAAATTAGAACAGAATATGCCACAGAACATCCAGACATGTTCCTAGCGCAGTTACGAGATGAAACACGTCAAGGTGCAGAAGAAGCATGGGCAAATGAGTTGCATCCAGTATTTCGTTACAACACATTGTCAGACACTGCATTCAAAAGGCTTCCAACCGCACCAACACTTATTGGTGATTATGTACAAAAACCATCTGGTATTCATATTCCTAAATATTTTGGTGGTATGCCTGGTGCAACCTTTAATGACTACTCAAAAGAAGACATGCGTGGGCCTTTAGGAAAACCATCCCCTAAAGAACCGTATCCAAACGTATACACCGCACATAGCGCTAGTGAACTAACTTCGGCAGCACGAGTACGGGAAGTGCTTAGTGAAGGTAAGAACGTAATATTTCCAGTGGATAAAAGCAAAAAAGAAGCACCACACCCATACACAACCTTTACAGATAAATCTGGGGATTCTGTAACAGCAAAATCATTTGACTCTGACCGGGATGACGCTCGTTGGGCAGACCCTGAAGAAGGGCAATTTGGAATCTTGTCAGAAAAAAAACAAGGATCATTTGCTGGTAAAGATCAAATGGGTAACCCTATTGTCATCAACCCACACACTAATGATGCTGGATTTATTCGCCCAAATACTGAGGGAACAAAGATACGAGCAATCATAAGTAAAACACCCCAGGGAGAATCAATGCCTATTAACCGTCAAGTACATGTGCGCCGTAAAGTTAACGGTCAACAATTTGGTGAGATTGAGTGATTTATGAACGATGCTTGGGCGATCATCATTGCGGCTGCTATACCCGTAGTCGGAACTGGAGTCGGTTTTCTTATCAGGGAATTCAAAAACTTCAGAATAGAAAATCGCCAAGATCACGCAAACGTAATGGTTGAACTTCGTAAGGTTCGTAATGGTATTGACGCAGTGGCTGGTCGTTTAAACACCCACATTGACTGGCATATGGATAAGGAAAAGAAATGAAACAGTTTCAAAACATCATGCTTCGGATTATGGCAACATTTGCCGCATCAGGATTAGGCGTTATTGGCGCAGGAGCAATCGCTGGAGTGCCTTTGTGGAAAGCCTGCTTCATGGCGGGAATTGCTGGAGTTGCATTTGTAGTAGAAGGTTTGTCAAGGGCATTTCTTGACGATGGTAAACTTAGTCTTGAAGAAATCAACGCCGTGTTCAACAAAGTTGACGGTAAGGATGGAGATAAAAAATGAGTAAGAAAGTTGCTTGGGACTACATTGTTCCCGTAGTATTGCCAAAAGACCTTAAGGGAGTAACTCCTGGAAAGTTACCAGCAAACCTCCTTGTCCCTGCCGTAGGTGGCGGTAAATTGCACCACATTGCAGCAAAAGCATGGGCTGCAATGGTCGCTGCTGCAAAGGCTGAAGGGATTGAACTCAAGCCGACTTCCGCAGGTGACACATATCGTGACTACGAAACCCAGAAAAAAGGCTTCCTTACTCGCTACCAACTTGAACCAATTCCAGGTCAAAGCACCAAAACATTTGAAGGCAAGACTTGGTATCTAAAAAAGGGTATGGCGATGTTGGCTACACCGGGTAAGAGCCAGCATAACCTCGGCATCGCCGTTGACGTTCATTCAGCATCAGAACCAAAACGCCTTAATTGGTTGATTGCCAATGTGAAGAAATTTGGTTTCTCATGGGAAGTCGTTCCCTCTGAGCCTTGGCACTTGCGCTACGTATGTGGTGACAATATGCCAGAGGCTGTCGCTTCCTTTCAGGGGTAGTTGACACACCTACTTAGGTAGGATACGCTACACAACCTAAACCAAAAGGGTGGTAGCATGAAAGTACATGACATTGATCGTATTATCTATTACCTCGGAAAGGTCTTTGTTGGGCCTACCGATGCCGAAGAGTTGTTTAGGGTAATAGACGTGCTTCAAAAAGAACGGCAAAAGTTGGAGAAGAAGCATGTCAAAAAATAGTCTTTTAAATGAACTTAAAGCAGGTTCTCCCCCATTAAAACAATGTGGGGTTGAGAAGATTCGTAGCGGTATGACCGAAGAAGAACGAGCAGCACTTGATGACGCATTTGAAAAAATACGTGTTAAGAATGCATCACCACGTTCAATTCAAACTAGTGGTTATACATATAAATGGTTAACTGACTTGCTTAAAAAACATGGGCATGACATAACATTCCGAATGGTCGAAAAACATAGTAGAAAGATGTGTGGTTGCGATGTCCATTAAAGAAGAACTAGTTGCAGGACCTCAGAGTCCTAAAGAAGTACTCGGTAAATTAGCAGATTTATTTGCTCGTCAAGGAATTGATGTAGACGAAATTGGTCAAATTCAACGAGTATCTTTGTATCAATCGCTTACCAAAAACGAAGATGGTGAAGCGGAAATCCACGATCTTGCTGGTGTGCAGTTTAAGTTCTCACCTAAATGGGAATCGGGTCCTGAATGGCCTGTTGTACAACAAGGGCCTGCTATTAAGTTACCAACACCAAAGGTAACTAAGAAGAAATCAACAGGCTTTAAAACTTGTGTAGTTCCACCAGACATTCAGATTGGGTATTACCGTAATCGTGAGGGTTTGCTAGAAGCAACGCATGATGAAAAGGCTCTTGATATCTGCATCAAACTTGTAGAAGATTTACAGCCTGAAGTTGTTGCACTTGTCGGTGACAACCTTGACCTACCTGAGATGGGCAAGTACGTGACATACCCTGCGTATGCACAAACAACACAAGCGTCAATTGATCGTGCAACTTTGTTCTGCGCTCAACTTCGTGCTGCTGCTCCAAACGCAAAGATTATTTGGCTTGCAGGAAACCACGAAGAACGTATGCCTAAATACCTTGTACAAAATGCAGGTGCTGCTTATGGTCTTCGTAAGGGGAATACCCCAGACTCATGGCCTGTTCTTTCAGTTCCGTACCTTTGTCGCATGGATGAATTTGGTATTGAGTACCGACCTGGTTATCCAGCATCGGATTATTGGGTCAATGAAAAACTTCGAATCATCCACGGTGATCGTGTTAAGTCATCAGGATCAACAGCACACGTATATCTCAACCAAGAAAAGACGAGCGTTATCTATGGGCATATTCATCGCATTGAAACGGCTTTTAAAACACGTGAAGATTTCGATGGTCCACGCACTATTATGGCTGCTTCTCCTGGTTGCCTTGCTCGTATTGACGGAGCCATTCCTTCAACTCGTGGTGGTGTGGATCTTGATGGTCGCCCATTAACTCGTTACGAAAATTGGCAACAAGGGATCGGGGTTGTTACTTACGAAGATGACGGAAATCACAGGTTTACATATGACGTTATTCCCATTTACAACGGTTGGGCGTTGTATCATGGGAAGGAATTCATCGCTGAGTAACCATGACTACTATTGTCGCTGTCCAAGGTGATGGGTTCGCAGTCGTATGCGTAGACTCTCGCATCTCATCTATTGATGGGGGCATTGCCACGCAAATAGGAACTCTTCGTGAAGGATCAAGCAAGGTATCAACTAATGGAAAATATTTACTCGGTGCTGCTGGAGATGTACGGGCCATCAACATTCTCCATCATGTGTTCCAACCGCCAACACCACCGCCAAACCTTAAAGGGAAGAAACTTGACCAGTTCTTTACGGCGAAGTTTATACCAGCACTCCGTGAATGCTTTGACGCACAAGGGTACTCAATCCCCGACCTCAACGAAAACAAACAACACATCGCAGAGCAAGGATCTCTAATCCTTGTAGCCGTTAACGGCACAATCTACATTGTTGACGGTGATTACGCTTGGGCTTCTGAAGCCAGTGGGCTGTATGTAATTGGTTCTGGTGGAGAGTACGCATTAGGGGCTATGCATATACTTACCCACAATAAAAAACAAACTGTGCAACAGGCTAAAAACCATGCGCTGAAGGCTCTTGCCGTTAGTGCTAAGTTTGACCCCCATACGGGTCCTCCGTATCACACGTACATTCAGGAGTACGAACAAAGCAAAACCCGTAAGCCTGTATAATCGGGTATCCCCTATTAAGGAGTTAACATGAATCAAGCAAAAGTAGAAACAGCAGATGCAGCAATTAAGGGCGTTATTTTGGGCGCACTTACTTACGCAGGAGCAAAGTTGGACTTGACCCCAGAAATGATTGCGGTAGCACTGCCTGTGGCAGCAGCAATTGTCTCGGTTATTGCAACCAAAATTGGCCCTAAGAACACTGCACTTCTTCTAAGTGTGGCAACTAAGGCACTTGAAGCAGCACCTGTTGCTAAGAAGGCCCCAGCCAAAAAAGCCGCATCAGCAAAAAAGAAGTAATATCTTATTATTCTTCTTTTCAGAAAAGGTGTAACAAATGCCTGTTGATTTTTGGTCCCCGTCTTATAGGGCGGCATCTAGTGACTTAACCGTAGCGATTAGTCCACTTGGATTGGTTGAACTTGCAGACGAAGAGTTTGAAGTTCATGGACCAAGACTCAACAGGTATTCTGCTGCCTGGGCTTGGTATCTAGGACACCATTGGTCACACCGCCGTGAAGTGGGTGACAACAACATTACGTTGAATTACGTAAAAACCATGTCGGACTTTATTACCAACTTTTGTTTTGGTAAAGGAATTCAGTTCAAAGTACCTGAGCAAAACGAAGCCATCATTCCACGTTTGCTTCATGAAGTTTGGGATAACCATAACAACAAGCATTATTTGCTTTGGGAAATGGGGCAACTTGCCTCAGTAACTGGTGACGTGTTTGTAAAAGTTGCTTATGACGAACCGTACCAAGATGCTATTGGAATGATGCATGAAGGCCGTGTTCGCATCCTTCCTTTAAACCCAGCGCATTGTTTCCCCGAATACCACCCTCACGACCGTGAGAGGTTGTTGCGTTTTAAACTTAAGTATCGCTTCTGGGGAACATCGCCAGAAGGTACTCGTCAGGTGTACACCTTTACTGAGATCCTTACCGATAGCACAGTACAACAATTTATTAATGATGAACTAATTGATGAATATGCAAACCCATTGGGACAAGTTCCTGTTGTCCATATTCCGAACATTACAATAACTTCATCACCGTGGGGTCAGTCAGACATCTGGGACATTATCCAGTTGAACCGTGAACTTAATGAGAAGATGACTGAAATTTCAGACATCATTAACTACCACGCTGCCCCAGTAACAATCATCACTGGTGCTAAGGCTTCACAACTAGAACGTGGACCTAAGAAGGTGTGGGCTGGTCTTCCTAAAGAAGCACAAGTATTTAACCTTGAATCACGTGGTGAAATGTCTGGTGCTTTGGAATACGTGCAAATGATTAAACGTGCCATGCATGAAATCACAGGTGTTCCCGAAACTGCCCTTGGACAATTCCAACCAGTGTCTAATACTTCTGGTGTTGCTTTGGCTATTCAATACCAGCCTTTGATGAACCGCTACCAAATGAAGCGTATTCACTTTACTAAGGGTCTTGAAAAACTTAACGAGATCATTATTAAAACTGTTGCTATTTTTATCCCTGAACTCTTGACGTATGACCCTTCACAATCGGCGCAACCAGAGCCAGAGATGCTCACGCAGTTGGACCCAAATGATCCAAACACGTATAAGACAACGATCCACTGGCCTGAACCATTGCCTGTAGATGCTCTAATCAAACTCAATGAAGTTCAATCCAAAATGGCTCTTGGCATTGAGTCCAAGCGTGGTGCGTTGAAACTATTGGGTGAAGAATTCCCGAACGAAAAGATGATTGAAATCTTTGAAGAACTCAGAGATGACGCTATTGACCAAGGAGCGCTCGACATGCTTCGTGCTCAGATTGGTCAGGCGGTAATGATGGCTACAGGATTACTACCAACTGGAGGCGGCTTAGAGCAGACTTCTGCTGGTGGTGATAATGTAACTAGTGCAGGAAACCCTCAAGGGGGTGGAGTGCTTCCAGGAACTGCTGTACCACCAGTAGAAATGGAATTGATGAACCAAATGACTAGCAGGGCATATGGTGCGAGGTTCGCCCAACGCCGTATCCCTGATGAAGACTAATAACACGTATAAATAATTCAAGTCAATATTTGCTAAACAACACTTATAGGAGAAAATCATGGCAAAAGGTAATGACGAAGTTGTCATCCCTGTAGAGGCTACAGAAGCCTTTCATGCGGAGGCAAACACAGTAGCCCCTAAAAGCGGGAAAGTATTCACGGAGGATGAAGTAGAAAACATCCGAAAGCAAGAGAAAGATAAACTCTACAAGCGTCTTGAAGAGGCAGAAAACCGCTACAAGGGCATGGAAGAACAGATCTCAACACTTGCTACTGAACGTGAAAAGGCAATTAAAGAAGCAACTGAAATTGCCCGTAAAGAAGAAGAAATTCGCCGCCAGCGTGAGTTTGATGAGTTGAGTGCAAAAGAACTTCTCAAGCGAACCGAGGATGAATTTAATGTCAAGATTAAGAATGTGGATGCTGAATGGCAGAGTCGCTTTGCTCAGATTGAAGCAGAACGCTCGGCACAACAAGCATTGTTAGATAAAGAACGGCAATTGCGTGAGGTTGAAACCTACCGCCAGCGCCGTGTACACGAGTCTCAAGACGAAATCATTCCAGAACTGATTGATTTGGTCGCAGGCAACACCCCAGAAGAGATTGAAGCATCAGTGGAAATCCTTCGTCAGCGGAGTGCTGCTATTATTGAGAGTATCCAACAAGCGACTCAACCAAGTCGTGTTAGGGGTGCGGCGGTAACGTCACCATCCGTTGGGCCAATGGAAACTCAAACGGAGTATCAAACATTGAATGCGGAAGATATCCGAAACATGACAATGGATCAGTATGTTAAAATGCGAGACAGGCTTTTAAGTTCACGACCTAAAGGTCGTTTTTAGTTATTATCCATTAAGTCACTAAGGAGAAATCATGGCATTTCCAGCACCAACAGGTGGTGCGATTACCGCAACAGCAAACATCAGTCCAACTGGTTACTCGAGCGATAGCGCACTATCCCCAGCAATTCAAACTATCTGGTCCAAGGAAATCTTGTTCCAGGCAATGCCTGTTCTGCGCTTTGAGCAGTTCGCAGTGAAGAAGACCGAACTTGGTGTACAGCCTGGTTTGACCATCAACTTCATGCGTTACAGCAACCTTGCAGTAGATCAGGCAGTAGGAGCAACCCTTGATGAAGGTGTGCGTATGGAGCCAGTTGCTCTGTCAGCATCACAGATTCAAATCACCGTAGGTGAACAGGGTCAGGCTCTCGCAGTAACCGAGTTGCTCCTTAACGCATCGTTCGATGACGTTATGGCATCATCCAGCCGCTTGCTCGGTCGTCACATGGCGCAATCCATGGACATCCAGGCTCGCAACACCCTCTACAAGACCGCAATCCCATTCGGTGGCGGTGCAGCAGTACCACCAAACATCGTGTTTGGTCGCAAGACTCTCGGTTCAACCCGTGGTTCAATTGCTCCTTACGATGCAGGTACTTTGGGTGACGCAAGTAATCCAGGCTACCTCTCACCAGCAACCGTCAAGGATGCTGTTGAAGTGCTTGCAGGTCAGAACATCCCTCGTCTTGGCGACACGTACGTCTGCTTCGTTCACCCTTCACAGAGCCGTGCGCTCCGTGACTGGCCTGAATTCATTGAAGTAACGAAGTACGCTGCTCCAGGAAACTTCATGCTTGGTGAAATCGGTCGTTTGTATGACGTTGTATTCATTGAAACCACACAGGTTACAAAGAACACAGGTCCAGCAGACATCGACAACTCAGCATCGGGTACGCAAGCAATGAACGCAGACTCGTACAACGCAATCATGATCGGTGACAACGCTTTTGGACATGCAATTGCATTGCCAGTTGAACTCCGTGACGGTGGCGTAATCGACTTCGGTCGTGAGCACGGTCTCGCTTGGTACGCCATTTGGGGCTTCGGCATGATCACGCATGAATCACGTGTATTGTTGAACACCAAGGGCGGAGCAATCGCTTCCTCGTAATTAAGTCAACTAGTATTGGGGGGTCGGGGTAAAACCCGACTCCCTCAACCCCTTTCAATTGGAGAATAAAATGGCAGCACGTAAAAAATCAGTAGTTCAAGAATTCGTTGAAAACGATGAAGAACAATTGTTTGTTTCAGAAATCCCTGAAGCAGAAGTCCTTGATACAACAACTAAGTCGGGAGATATTAGTGCTCGTGTAAAAGGATCTTGGACAATGTTTTGGGGTCAAGATACATGGATTTTTAATGACGGTCACCGTTACAAACTTCCACGTGGCTTGTTTGAATATTTGAAGAAGAACGGCAATATCTACGACACTCTCTGAGGTTTAAATGGCTGGATTTACAGTACCTAATGCAAGCGAATACGGTGTAACAATCCAGAGCCTTGATCAAGCAGAGCCAGACTCTCTTGACTTTAAAATTCTTGGTAACCACAGTGCAGGTGTTCTTACAGGGTGTGACATCACTGTTTTTTCTATTGGTAATGGCAGTGCAACACTAACCAACGGTGAAGTGTTCGTTAACAACTCCTTTGGAACTGTTACTGGTGACACTTTAACCTTTTCAGCCGCAGGTGCAGACGCACGATTTGATATTGTTGCTGTAGAAAAATCTGGTAGTTCGTTTATCTACACAACTATTGTTGGTACATCTAGCGCAACAAACCCAGTCTTTCCAGCAGTGTCTGTTAACCAATTGCCTCTTTATGCTATCTATAGAAAATCTGGAACAACCCTTAACTCAACCAGTGTTGTAGATAAGCGCAAATTTCTAAATCTTGCTCACAGAACTGGTGCCGCAGTACCAACAACAGCAGCAGATAACGGTGACTTGTACATACGCACAGGGGCAGCACTACTGGCTGAACAATCAGCAGTGTATGTGTACGTAGATTCTGCTTGGCAAAACCTTGCTAAATACGAAGGTGTGCGTGAAGACCCATTGCATCCATTCTTGTTTTCAGGACTGTAATGGCTAGTGCAGTAGAGATAATTACACGACTAATTAGACCATCAAGTAACTCAACAACAGCAGACATTACAAGAATTAGAAGAATACATACGTCACGTATGCGTGAACAACAACCAGCGATTGGGCAACCGCTTCAAGACACAGTTCCCGGCACGGGATCAGGCGATCAATAGTAAACTGTATTTATGCATGCTAATTACTCCCACGTACTGATTGAAAAGATCATGGAGATTGCCCGTACATATCTCCGTGATTACCCCAAATTCTTTCAAGTTTCTTTTGACGCTGTGGGTAGAACCTACGAATTAGGAAACCCCAATATTGAATCTAGTTCCCTATGGATAGCCACATACACAGCAAATGGCAACCCTACTGAGATTACCTCTAATACATCTGCATCTACGTATTACTCATTAGATGATAGAAACGGGATTATAAGATTTAATAGTTCTTCTGCTTCGGCTACAAAAATTATGGTAGAAGGTTATTACTATGAATGGGTTCTTCCTAAAGACCTTGAATACTTTGCAAGACATGCTATTGAGCAACACACATACAACTTAGATACACCTCTAGAACTTGTTGCCCCAATTGTTCTAGATACAATTGGTATGGCTACTGTAGTTGAAACTTTGTGGGGATTGCTAACTGAGTACAGCCGTGACATTGACGTAACTACGTCTGAATCTATTCATATTCCTGCCAGTCAACGTTTTCGAATGGTTCAATCCATGTTGGATTACTGGACCCGTAACTACCAAGCACAGGCTCGTGCTCTAAACATTGGTATTGAACGTATTGAAATAATGAACCTTCGCCGTGTATCTAGAACTACAGGTCTGCTAGTTCCTATTTATAAAGCACGTGAAGTTGGAGATTACGGCCCAATTGAGAGACAGTTCCCTGAAATCAATCCAGGGGATATTAAAATTGAAGACAACGATGAACCTCTTCGTGAAGAGGTTTACATGCAAATCAACCCACAGTCTGGGTACTCCACCGTACAACCAATTAACTGGTAACTTATGGATCCCCGTAGAGAACTTGGGCAAATACGAAAGCATTACCGCCAGTATCACCGCCATGTAGGTGAACGTATTGTGTGGTTTGAATTCAATCCATTAGAGGCTGGAAGCACTTACGATGATGTTTACGATGAAGGTGTTTCTGGATCTGGTGGAAAAACCTACAAAACTGGAGTGCTTTTACCTGTCCTCATGGTTACAGAAACTGAAGATACTAAGAGAGCAATCCCAGAAGGTCGTCAGCCAGTACAGGTTGTAAACGCTGTTCTCTCAATTGAAGATGTTCGTGATGCCGGGGTAAACGACCCTTACGAATATCAAAAGCATTTAAATGACATGTTCTTTTACGATGGTCGATACTTTTCTGTATCTATGTACCGAGTGCGAGGTCGGGCAAAAGACGATGTTCTAATCGTTGTTGAAGGTATTGAAGTATATGTTGATCAAGAAATGCCGTTTGATCCAGGTCCTGCTCAAATGAGTATTAGCGATTTACCTTGGCCTTCAGTGCTTCCAACATTCCTGGTAAACTAATAGAGCATGCCGTGCGGCATGCACACATCGCCTAGAACTAAGGAGTGCCTATGGCTGGCAAACCTAAAACCAAGACTCCTATTAGTTCTACGTCTTTACGCCCAATTGTTGAGGGGTTTCCTGCCCCAGTGCTTTTCTTTGGTGATTTAGTACTTAACTTGCAAGACTATCTTGAAGACGCTGTTAACCAAGCCTTGGTTGCAGAAACCGAGGAAGCAAAGAAGGGTCTGGTTTCAGCAGACTCATCGTACTCTGAACTTGTAGATGATTTCCGTTTGGGGTATGACAAGAACGAAGAATCATTTACATATAAGGTAATTGGTAAGTCAGGGCAAAAAGCAAAGGATTTAGAATATGGGCCTCCTGGTCGTTCCATCCTCCGCCACCAATGCATTGTTGGGTCTAAAAGGCTTACGTCAAACATTAATCGCCAACTAGATATGGCTACAGGAATGAGAACCCACAAATGAAAACTGGGTTTCTACTAGCCGAAGACGAAGCAGTCAAACTTCGTTTTAGTGGTTTGTACGTTACGGATGATCGTAATGCCCAACGACCTGTAAAGGTGTTTTTCCGTTACCCAGATGGAGAAACAGAACGAGAGTACCCGTTTATCACTATTGAACTTATTGATATTCTGCATGCTACCGACCGCCAATACTCGGATACTGTCATTTACGCAGACACATCTGAAAGCGATATATTTGAAAATCACCCTGCTTTTTTTAATTATTGGCCTAGCGAGGTTGACGGGGTAACTATCTCAGACACTGCATCCGCAGCACACTTTGCATCAGCAAACGATTTTATCCCAGTTGACCTGCTTTACCAGGTTTCTATTTACACGAGGTCTGCCCTGCATGATAGGCAATTGACCTCTGGGATTATTTCTAGAGTAACACCATACCGTTGGAACTCAATCTACATTCAAGCAGACGGAACTTCCCGTAGGTTTGACATGCTGGACTGGACTAACGCCGACCTTCTAGATATGGAATCTGGGTATAGAAAACGCATATTCCGTAAGGTGTTAACATTAAAAATGTCAGCAGAAATAACTAGCCAGTCTATTGCCTTTCTGCAAGGCACACAACCTGTTGAAGAGATTAGTAGTACAATTACATCTCAAATGCATGTCTTCAATGAGTAAGTTTTTTCCAACCCCCTTTACACTTTAGGAGTAAAAATGGCATACGAACGCCCAGGAGTTTACGTACAGGAAGGTACGTTTGCGACCAACATTCAAACAACATCAGGACCAACTGGTGCTGCATTTGTTGGACTTGCAGATCGTGGACCAACCACACCAACATTGGTCACGTCTTGGAATCAATACACAAGTTTGTTTGGTGAACTGAGCAATGACTATGATTTAGGTTATGCTGTTTATCATTACTTTGCTAATGGCGGTCAAACTGCATACATTACACGTGTAATTGACTCATCCGCAACAATTGCACAAAGTGCGTTGACTGCAACCCCAACGGGTGGAAGCAGTGCCAACCTTGTGCTTTTAGTTACAAAGTCACCTGGTGCTTGGGGCAATAACCTTACTGTTGACTACACCTTTGATCCAGAAACATTGGATAACCCAACAACAACGCCAAAGGCAACCAAGAACTCGTTGTTTAGTCTTACTGTAAAACTTAATAGCGTTGAAGTAGAGCGCTGGAATAACCTTTCAGTTGACCCAGAAAACGTTCGCTACATTGACACAGTGCTTGATCTTTACTCATCTTATGTAAGTGCCTCAACGGTAGCAACTGTTGCTGCTGGAACAACTCTTACTGTAACTGGAATTGCTGCTAATGATTATGTTTCAACAACAACCTTTACAAACGGGTCTGAAGGAGCAGGATCAATTGACGCAACTGATTGGGCAACCGCAGTTTCTTCATATGAAACAATTACTTCTGGACTGTTGTTTAACTTGGTTGGTCAAACATCATCAACAATCATTAACAGTGCGATTAACGTGATGCAAGCACGTGGAAACTCAATGTTGATTATTGATACCCCACTTACTGCTACAACGGCAGATCAATTGCAGAGCGCTGTATCGGCCTACACTAAGTCAAGTTACGCAGCAGTTTACGGACCAGCACTTAAGATGTTTGATCCTAAGAAGACTGGTGCTGCTGCAATCCGCAACACTTATGCTGGTGGTGCTGTACTCGGTGCGTTCATTCGTTCAGAAGTAACCCGTGGTGTTGCTAAAGCACCTGCTGGTTACGGTTTGGATATCCGCAACGTTTATGGACTTGTTGGAACCCTTACTGAAGCCCAGCAAGGAACGGTTTACAAGGACAGTCAAATCAACTTGTTTAACCTTGTTCCAGGAGTTGGTGTGATCATCAACGGTTCACGAACACTTGCCCGTAACACATCTGACAAGTATGTAACGGTTCGCCGTTCAATCAACTACCTCAAGGATGTGATTAAGCAAAAGACAGCATTTGCAATGTTTGAGCCAAACGATCAGCGTTTGTGGTCAGACATTACAGTTCGTTTGTCCTCACTCCTTAATGCCTTTTGGGCAACTGGTGGACTTAAGGGCAACTCTTCAACAGAAGCCTATTACGTCATTTGTAACTCGACTAACAACACGCAAAATGATATTGAAGATGGAAGAGTAAACGTAACTATCGGAGTCGCTTTGCAGTCTCCTGCTGAATACATTGTAATTAACATCAGTCAATGGACTGGTGGAAGCACCGTCACTACTAACGCCTAGGAGAAAACATGGCACGTACACAACGCACAGATCCGCTCCGTAACTTTAAGTTTACGGTTAAGTTTGTACCTCTTGATGATGAACTCAAAAACCTGACCACTGGTATTGGTGATTTGGGTTTTGCATCAATGGGTGGACTTGCCGTAACAAACGAAGTTATCCCATACCGTGAAGGCGGAATGAATACCCACCCACACAAGATGGTTGGGCAGTCAGACTTCCCACCAGTGTCGTTTGCTCGTGGCGCATTTGCTGAGCAAGCCCAACTGTGGAACTGGCAAAAGTTCATGCATTCATGGATCAGTGGTGGTGTTTCTGGTTTCCCAGGTGGGTCATCTGGAGATGGGTCAAACTACCGATGCAACATTATTGTTAAGGTTTATGACCACCCATTTACTAATTCAGTAACTGATCAAGGACCAACACGCTATGCCTACGACAGTAGCCAAAATGAAAGTGCCAACGTAAAACCTGGTAACGTCAAACTGGCTTATAAGTTGTTCAACGCATGGCCTGGTGCTTACGGACTCAGCGACCTTAACGCTGGTGACAACGGCATCATGGTTCAATCAATGAACGTTCACCACGAAGGATTCTATGTTGCTTGGACAGCATCAGAAATTGCGGCAATTGACAGTCAAGAATAATTAAGTAAACTATCTATTAATAACAAGGAGTAAGTACATGTCTACCCAATCAGACGCAATGTCGGTAAACGCTGCAATTGCAGACCCAGTACCACGTATTCAGAATGCCCCTGTAACAACAGTTGAGTTGTTCAGGGGTGTTCAAAACCCTGAAACAAAAGAGTGGGAAACCCTTGCCACAGTTAACGAGTTAACTGGTGAGGATGAAGAAGCACTTGCTTCAATGGAATCAGATGACGATTACCTTTACGCCCAATACATGTCAGCGCTACTTAAACGAAGTGTTGAAAGTATTGGAAACGTAAAGGTTAAAAATAACCCATCGGTTATTGACAATCTAATTATCGGAGACCGAGACACTCTGTTCTTGGCTACAGTTCGTGCAACTTATGGCGAAGTGCGTGAGTACCAAATGAATTGCCCACATTGCGGTAAGTCCAATGACGTGTTTATTGAGATGTCAGAGTTCCCAGTCCGTGAAGGTAAAGGCGATCTTAGGGATGGCATTACTGTAATTTTGCGTAATGGAGTTGAGCAAAGGTTCCGTTTAGTTTCTGGTGCAGATACACAATTTGTTACAACAAAGGCTAAGACGGTTCCAGAACAGAACACCATTCTTATTTCCCGTTGTGCTGTATTCCCAGATGGGGAAAAGCCAAAGGATATTCTTGCTTGGGCTAAGAAATTAGGAATGAAAGACCGATCAGCAATTATTGACAAGTTAATGGAAGCACAACCTGGCCCAGAAATCAAGGAGGTGGAAGCCCACTGCGCCCATTGCGAAAAGCAATTCCCCGTAATGCTCAACTGGGCCTCACTTTTATTCGGCTAATTTAGTAGTAACATATTGGGAATACGATTCGATTGCTTCTGTTTACAAGGGCTTCTCGCTCAAGGATATTAAATCAATGACTGTAAGGCAAAGAACTTACTGGTCAGCAATGAGTAGATGGCGTAAACAGGAGTAATTATGGCTGAGAAAGATTTAACTGGAGGTCGGGGATCAATCCCTAAAGGCAGTGCGTCTGCTGACGTTCGTGCTCGTTTCCGTTTAGATACTCAGCAATTTGACAAACTTGCTGCTGGCGTTAAAAAGATTAGAAGTGATTTTGAATACCTCAACACGTCTGGTCTTAAGGGTGTTAACGAAAAACTTAAAGTAACCCTTAAGTTGCTTCAAGACATTTCTGCTGTAGACACAGGTAACTTAAATCCTGGTGGTGCTGGTGGTGGTGGGAGAAGCGCTGCTGGTGGTGTTGTTGATCCACTTAAAGCAAACCCAAATATAACAAACACAAGTGCAAACCAGATACAGGCTAACCAAATTGACGCACGTAGATTAACGATCAATAACTTTGGACCTGGTGGTGGTGGATCTGGTGGTGGATCTGGTGGTGGCGGTGCTGCTGGCGGTAGAGGTGCTGGGATTGTTTCTCAAGTTGCTCAAATGGCATCTTATGCAATTGGAGCAATGGATAGTCGTATTGACTCAATGTATGGTAAATCACTTACCGCAGACAAACTTGGTGTTTACTACCAACAACAGATGGGTATATCCCAGGCACAATACCAATCAACTATGCGCCAACCTTTAACTGGTTACCGCATTGGTGAAGAGGGTGTCAACACACTACTTGCATTGCAAGCGCAAACTGGGTTAAAGGCTGACCTTAACGTAAAAGGTTTTGAAGGGCTACGCTCATTATCAGGTTATTCATTAAGCACAGGTGACTTGGCTCAGATGACATCCACAATGAGTTCTGCACAGGTTAACAACCGAATGACGATGATGCTTGGTACTGGTATTTATGGACCAGGTGGTAAGCAACGATCACTTGATGAAGTAATTAGGACAGGCGCTAAGAACGCTGGGTTGCTTGGAAACCCTGCATTGCTAGAAGGAGCAAGGCAAAATGGGTCTGTCAGCCGAATGCGGTTGGAAACAATGGGTATTGGTGAAGACATTCAAAACTTAATGTTTGACTACGCAAACTCTGCAAACCAATTCACTAAAAAGACTGGCGGAAAAATGGGGCAGTACGACCCATCCAATGCAGCCCACAGAACTGTTATGGGTATTGAAGAAAACTTTGCTACCCAAGCAGAAGAAACTATCGCCACTAAAGGAAGGCGTGACGAAAACTTTTATCGTAACCACGCTGATGATTATGCAAAGATGGAACAGAATATCCAAACGGTTACAGAAACGCTTATGAAATTTGATGAAGCACTAAAGGGAATCATTGGCGCACGAATCGGTAGCCCTTTAATTGGTAAAGGAAGTATGGGCAGCAAAGTCATTGGCGGAGCATTGATGGCTGGTGGAATAGTAGCAGCACCTTTCACAGGTGGTATGTCTCTTGGATTCAGCGCTTTGGGTGCAGCAATTATGGGTGGTGGTAGGGGTGACGGAAACATGCCTGCTGGAAACACAATGGTTCCATCTGGTTATGGTGGTAAGCGAGTGTCGTTTAGCCAACTCCAATCAAATTCAAACGTAAGTGGTCTTAACTCTAAGTTTAAAGAACGTTTGTTTAAGATGATAGCGGATAACCCTAACGTTGGTATCGGTGAAGGAACTCGTAGTGAGTCTGTACAACGTCAACTCTTTTTGTCCCGTTACAAGAAAGTAACTGATGGTAGCAAGGGAGATGTTGACTGGGATGGTGCTCAATGGAAACGAGTATCGGGAGCACCTGCTGCACCCCCAGGACACTCGATGCACGAACTTGGTCTTGCTGCCGACTTGGTTGGAGACCTTGATTGGGTTCAGAAAAACGCATCTAGGTATGGCCTTAAAACATTTGCAAGCGTTAACGGAGAACCTTGGCACATTCAACCAGCAGAACTTCCTAACTCACGTTTTGAATACGAAAAGAATGGTTCTCAGTGGGGTATGCCTGCTGGCGCTACCCGTGGTGCAGTAGCCACTGATCCTGGCACAGGGGAACCTATCGGTGGTTCTATGGTTGGCGACTCTTACAAGAACGCTGGTGGTAACGGTGGTGTTATTCAAACTGTAAACCCATACGCAGGTATGTCTATTGCAGAACAAGTAGGTGCATCATATGAAAACAGTCAAATGTTTTCACAGTCTGCAAAAATGCAGGGATCAAACTCAACAGTAGTGGAACAAAGTATTTCTGGTTCTACTACTGGAGCACAACCTGCCGGGTCAATGGACCCACAAGCGCTGGCAAAATTGTTGTACAAACGAGGATTTCGTGGAAAACACCTTATCAACATGTTGGCTATTTCTGGTCGTGAATCGGCGTGGACACCTACAGCGCATAATGGAAAACCACCAGATGATTCCTATGGTCTATTCCAAATCAACATGCTTGGAAAACTTGGACCTGATCGTTTAAAGAAATTTAAGATTAGCAAAAATGAAGAATTGTTTGATCCAGAAACTAACGTGAGAGCAGCGTGGATTCTGAGTGGTGGTAAAAGTGAGAACCTTTCACCATGGGGTATTAAGGGTAATGCTTTAGCCCGCACTGAAAACTGGATGCCTAAAGCACAGGCTGCCGCAAAGGCTGCTGGTGTAGATCGTGGTGACCCTATGCCATCGCCATCTCGTGGGTCATCTTCATCTATCTCCGTAGGTGGTAGTACTTCAATTACAATTGCACCAACTATTAACATGAACGGTTCTAACGGTAATGAGCAAGACGCTCGGAGAATCGCCCAGAACATTACAAGAATGGTTCAGGAAGAACTTAAGAAACAATCAATGAGGAACAACTAATGCCTAGTGAAGAAATGCTTGCTGCTTTAACCGCACGTAGATATAACCCTACAGCAGAAGTTTCTACATTTGTTGAGGCAGCCCCAATTAAATCTTCAACTGTTGATAACCCAACATCGTTTGGTCAACGTGAGTCAGAGACATCATTATTTTCTAATATGAATCCACCGTTTATATATCCAGGTAACCCTAGGACATATGCAACAAACGGCGTACCTAAAGATGGTGCTACAGAAGTTATAAACAGAGGGTACATACGAAGACTTACAGAGTTTTATAAAAACGTAGAGGGTGCTAAAACTTTAAAGAACTTGCGTTGTAACTTTCAATTTAATCCTGAGTTGATTACTAGAAGTATCGAAGCAAACCACAACATGCAATACTTTTTTAACCAAAACCCAGACCAGTTAGCACAACCAATTCCTGGTCAAGCATCGTTTGGTTTTGTGCTTTTATTTAATCGTGAGGCTGAAATGGCTAGCGGTAAATACAAAGATGCAAACGGAAACCTAGTGTCTGGTAAAACTTTAGAAAATGGAATTGGTAACAACCCTGAGAAATATATAACAGAAAGTTACGATCCAGCATGGGTTACTGAGATTGGTGTTCTTGCTGACATTTTAATTCTTGATGACATTGTTGGTCAAGGCTTGGCTAAAGACATCATTCAACAAAAAGAATCTGGAACATTTAAACCTGCTACAGAAACTGGATCATCTACGAAAGATACAACCGACACTACAGATGATGATTTAGCGTCAGACTATGACTCAAACAAATTAAGTGTTTTTTCATCAAACATTGGAAACAAAGCATACCTAGTCCCTACACCAGTTCGAATCATGTTGTCAGAATGGTTTATGGTTGAAGGTTTTATCATGTCTCACAAAGTTACCTTTAACAAATTTAATACAAAAATGGTCCCAACCCAAGCAATTGTTGAGTTACAAGTGCAGGCACTATACATTGGTTTTGCTCAAAAGGATACATTTTTAACATCATCGTTGAGTAACACAGCACCAGACGAAAATTCAACTGGCTCTGGTGGTGCCCCTTCTGGTAGTGCTACCCCATCTGACGTAGTTAAACAAACGCTAGAAGGAACAAAAAATTATATGGAGGGTGCTGCACATATTCAAGGTAGCGAAAACTCTGTGGATTTAATAGATGCTGTTTTTGCTAACCCAAACAATAAGTATGAATTTAACTTTGCTGCCTTAGTATCTAAAGAGGGTAAATCGTTTTATGACAACGTTGCAGCCAAAGAGAAAAATGGTGGTGGTTGCCAATTTACATTTAGTGGTGAGATAAGGATATGGTGGTCACGACACGTATCAAATGCAACGAACCCTCGAATAACTACTAGAACAAATGCAGTAACCCCAGGTGGTATTCAATATGCTGATGGCCCCCCACCAAAACAGGGGTCAAACAACCTTGCTGACTGGGGAACAAAAACAAAACCTTTTGTTATTACCTGCTCAGAACTTCCTGTTTATTATGAACAAGGTTCTAGAAAAGGTGATGACGAAAGAAGACAGTTTATGGTATTTGGTCAAAAACGTGGGTTCAGTAAATTTAATTTAATTAAAGGAGAAACTCTTGGGATAAACAACCCATTGGGTGATGGAACCCCGGCATTTTATACATTTACAAGACCATCTGAAACTATGCCAATCCCATTTGAAGAAGATCAGTTTACTGCTGAGTTAGTAATCACGATAAAAGCAACACGGTTTGGAGATACAAAACCTATTGAACAAACAGTACGTGGGTATTACTCAAACATTACAGCAAATGATGACAAACTATGGGCATCGGTAACACCATCACCAGCGTATCGCCCAGGTGGTAAAGCAGAATTTAAACCAGCAGATCGGATATAGCCATGATTACAGTATTGTCTCGATATACATATGCACCAGTTAATAGTGGTGGTATTAAAACTGCTGAACGAAAACCTATTGCTGATGTTTATGTACAAAAGTACTCAGTAAAAATTGAAGATACTTTGGAAGGTCTTGCTACTCAGATTTATGGAGACCCATCATTGTGGTGGCGCATTACCGATTTAAACCCACAGATTAGATTTCCCTTAGATCTACAACCAGGGATGGTTATCCGTATTCCTAAATGATATTAAGAGATGCATATAAAGATGCTCCAGTAATTGATATCCAAGTACTGGGTGGGTCGGTAAACACCAACGATATTGTTTCTGTTGAAATTTGCTATTCAGAAAACAAGCACGACATTGCAACAATTACTTATTCTGGATTTCCACCAGAAGCAGTTACTGCTTACTCAGGTTTACCTGTATACATTAAGTTTGGAAACAACGAAGCAAATATTCAAGAGTTTCATGGCTATGTGGCGTATGTTGAAGCAAACGCAATCACACGCATGGGTACAGTAAATAAATCTAGGATTCAAGAAGCAAAGGTAGTTTGCTTTGGGGTTAGTTATAACATGAAACCGCTAACATCTACCGCATACAAAGATATAACTCTTCCAAAGTTAGTTAAAACTATTGCAAACAAATATAAATTTTCATATTCAGTTCCAAATAATAACTTTGTTATCTCAACTGTAGATCAATCATCTAAATCCGATTGGGAAGTACTCGTATCAACGGCTAATAAGTTAGGATATTACGTAACTGCAACAAACACACATATAACAGTTTACGATCCGTTTTCACCCTTTTACAGGGATCTACCATTGACAACTCTTAATACTCTACAAGCCCAAAATGGTGCTGATAGGCAACCAGGAAATGTGCTTGAGTTTAAAGGAACGTTTGGGGATGTCACCCCATATGGGTCAAGTCATAACTACGTTGTAAAAACATTAGACGCAAATGGTAAAAGCATTGAGTACTCTACGGCAGGAACACAAGGTAGTGGTTTAGGTAAACCAGTTAAAAGAAGGTTTACCCAAGAAATAACTATGAACGCAGTATCTAAAGAAGCATTGCGTAATTACGCAGACGGATACTTAAAACAATCTATACCGTTGCATGCAGATGTTATTACTCTAGGTATATCAACTGTATTCCCTGGGGCAACTGTATATCTAAACAATTATAATTCAGAATACGATGGGTATTGGATTGTTGAAGACGTTAAACATGTCATTAATACAGATCATTACATTACCCATATGCATATAAAAACAGATTCAACAAATAATGTTGCAAAGAAAAATACTGTTGGAAAACGATTTGTAAAGTACCCAGGATCTAGGTTAGTGAACGGCGACTGGGTAACGGTCAAGGAGTTTGGTTATGTCTACTAACTTGTACCGTGCCATTGTTGCGTACTCCGACCAAACAACTGGGGTGATTAAAGTTCGAATCCCTGCAAAATTTGGTTCTGATACTACAGTGCCAATTTCATACTATGGAAGGTCAGCACCTTGGGCTGTGCCCGAAATAGGTAAACAAGTAGTCGTAGGGTCTGACGATGAGGCATTTACAAACGTATTTATCATTAACATAGAGCCGACAGGATAATTATGATTATTAAAGTACCTTTTACCGTATCGGACTCAGGAAAAGTAGAAAATATTACTGAGTCATCAAAAGTAATCTCTCAAAAAATAGGTGATTACCTACTGACAAACGAGTTTGAACGCCCTATGCAAACAACTTATGGTGCCAATAGTAACTACCTTGTGTATGAAAACTTTGACAGCATGGTATTTGAGGAGTACAAAGTTGAGACATTACAAGGATTACGTAAACACATATCTGGAGCAACCATCATTAACATAAGCCTTTCGTCACAAAACATGACAACGGGAAAGGGTTACAGCGATGACACAATGCTTATTAATGTACAGTATAAATTACCAACTGGGGGGGTTCGTACTGCCCAGTACAACCTAGTATCTCCAACAACATTGACTGAGGACACCTTGATATGAGCACTTTTGACTATACAAGCCGAGACTATTTTTCCATTAAACAAGATCTCCTGGCACGTGCTGAACAGGTTTTACCAGAGTGGACATCACGTGACTCGTCAGACTTTGGTATGTTACTTGTCGACCTCTGGGCTTACATGGGAGATATTCTCCATTATTACATTGACAAGGCAGCACAGGAATCTTTCTTAGGAACTGCTACAAGGCGTGAAAGTATTCTTGCCATTGCAAACCTACTGGACTACGTACCTGCTGGTAGGACCCCTGCTAGTTCTCAAATCACATTGGTGGCTACAAACTCAGCAGCAACAGATGCAAGCCCAATACTTATCCCTAAGTACACCAGGTTTCTTGCCAAACCACTACTAGAAACTGCTGATGAAGTGGTGTTTACATCAGATAGGGCAATAGCATTTAATGTTACTGGAACCCCTGTTAGTGGATATGCTACATATACAAAAGCAACTTCAGTGCCATTAAATCTTACTGAAGGTGAAATGTTTCAAGAAACATTTACAAGTGACGGAAGAATCAGTCAGCAATACATTTTGTCAAATACTGGAGTTGTTGCATCTTCAGTTGAGGTTTATGTTGGTGAAGGTGTAGATGGCGCTGAAATACCGTACACCCAAGCCACACGTTTGATTGAAGCAACAAACACAGACCTTGTTTACGCTGTGGCTTTATCATCAGATGACACATCGACTCTTGTATTTGGTAACTCTGTACACGGAAAAATACCAACAACAAATGCGGTTGTTCGTATTGTGTATAGGCGTAGTCGTGGTGCAGCAGGAAACGTAGACGTATCTGCAATTAAGGAATTTGAATCACTAAATAACATTTATGGACCACCATATGACGGGGTTATTATCACGCCAAATAGTACTAAGGCCATTGGTGGAACTGATAGTGAAAGTATTGATTCGCTTAAATCAAATATTCCAGCATCATTTAGGTCTCAAGATCGTGCTGTTTCAATTCAAGATTATATTGATCTAACGCTTAGAGTTCCAAGTGTTGTTAAATCAACTGCAAAAATCAATGCCAACACACCAGTGCAGGGATTAATTATTTCCAAACGTATACAAAGCAATCAAGTTGTTCTAGAAACCGCAGCCTCTCATGGACTCACTGTCTCAAGCATCGTAGGAATATCAGGAATTGGTTATCCATATGATGGCTCATTCTCTCTGGTCACTGCTAGTGCCAACGTTCTTGCTTATAACCTAGACATTACAGAACCAAACTCTGCATCAGTGGCAGTAAGTAGTCCATCTGCTTTGTACAGAAACGACAACGTTAGAATTTATGCTTTGACTGAGCAAGCAATTTACGATGGAACGTTGGCAGTATCCCCAACAACATCCCCACTGTCTGTCAACTCATCACTTAGGTATTCAATATATGAATACATTGAGCCACGTCAAATGTTTGGTGTTAATACTGTAGTGATGCCAACGGTTGTTTTAACTCCTGTGTATGTTGGTCTAACACTAAATGTTATGAGCAACTATTCTCAAGACGCAGTTAAAACTGACGTAGAAAATGCAATTAAAAGTTTGTTCTCTTTTGACAATGTTGAATTTGACCAAGTAATAACATTAGGAACTTTGTATAGAACTGTATTAGACGTTGCAGGAGTTGATTACACAACAATATCTACGTTTAACACTTCTGGAACGCCTAATGATATAACTACAGTAGGTATTAGCCCAGCAGTTAAAGGTGTGTCAACATCTACTGGAACTTTGTTGTTACTTACAGACCTAACAGTAACAGCAAGTGGCGGAATCGCAGTAGCATAATATGGCATACACTTCGTTTAGAATACGTAGGCAAGACAATATTGCAGCGCCAGACGCTAACCCGTTTGGCTCTTATGTTCGTGGTACTGATGAAACTGCACCACCTGGGTTAACACGGATTGACTCAGACTCGGCATTACGTTCCAGTGGCGTTATTTTAGCAACTGGTTCAATGTTTGTAGAAGCATCGTTTGAAGCAACAGCAGTAGATTACTCAACAATCAATTTGTCATGGTCATCTTTTCTACTAGTTAATCCAATTGACAATGAAAGTGGTGATTCAAATCCCTACGAAGTAGTAGTAGTTTACTCGTCAACAGGTTTTCCAGAAACTGTTGCTGATGGGGTAATTATTAAAACCCAAAGATATGATGACGAAGTTTCATCAATAACACATAACAACCTTCCACAAGGAAGATGGGCTTACTATTCTTTGTTCTTGCATTGGAATCAAAACGGAGTAGGCCCAAGCGGCGTTAGTTGGTATGAACGTGTAGCAACATTACAAGAATTAGTTCCAAGGAACTACGGTGGATCGGAAAGATTATGGAATAGAATTCCTAATTATATTAAATCTGGAGATACATCAGGTAGGTCACTTGATCCAACTGGTCAAGAACGTGGTCAATTAGAACGATTTATTAATGTGTTTGGATTTGAATTAGACAGAACACAATCACTTATTAACGCAGTAGTCACACAATACGACCCATCACTAACTGAATCAGCCTCGCTTGACCAACTAACTTCAATGCTTGGTTTAGAAGTAGGTGTTCAAGACATTGGTGTTTCTCGAACTAGGCAAATCATTCAGGACATTGGGTACTACCGACAACGTAAAGGAACTATAGATGCTGCGGCCCAATACATTACGGCTATTAGTGGTAGTCAAGTAGATGTTGTTGAATCAATATCTGATCCTCGATACACCTTCCGTGTGTATGCAGAGAAGGTAAACCTTGTTGCTGACTCGTTATTTGTTATTGAATCTGGAACTAAGAAATGGGATTTCAGTTCGTCAAGTGCTTCATGTACATACACTAAAGCAGACGAAGTTCTTACTGTCTCAAACACGAGTGGCGCTTCTGCACAATTTGCATTGGTTTCTAAAGTTGCTGTACCTGTAGAAACAAACACTGACTACTGGTCTTCTGTTAAAAAATCAGGAGATGGCAGGGTTTATGGTTCATTCTGGTCTGCTTCAGCCGCTTGGACTGAGTGGGACACTACGGAACAAGATGATTATTTAATGCCAGTAAACCTATCCCCAGAAGATAGGCGTGTAATTCTTATGCCAGAAAGTGCAAGTGCAATGGCTTACCCAGTAATGCTGTTTGCTCTTGATGACGGGGATGTCATGAATGTTTCTGAATGGATGGTAGAACCAAAGACTTACGGGACATTCTTTAATGGCTCCTCAGACTTTGGTGGGTTTATCTACCAAAACAACTTTGCTGACCACTCTTGGTCAGACCAAGAGTATGCATCGTATTCAACTTACACAACAAATAAGAAAAAAACACAAGACGCAATTACAAAGTTGTTACCTACGCTTATCCCAGTTACAATACTTATTCAAAATCTTCAAGGTTACGCATTAGAGTTTGATTGGATTCCAGGAAAAACATGAACTATATAATTTGTGCATTAGCCGTTTACAAAGCAATACAAATCATTGAATCATTATTACCAAAAGAAGTAATGCCTTGGGTAAAAGTTGTTGCTGGAACAGTGCTGTCTTACATTGCAATCTTTATTGTCCCTTTTGATGACCGATGGTTATCGGGTCTAGCAGTAGCGACACTTGCAGGAGCAGTACATACCCTGCTACGCTTACTGACTCTAATGGGGGATATGTCGTTTAAACGCTCAATCAAATAAGGAAACAACATGGAATATATAATTGGTGGAACAGGTAACGCACAAGCAAACGTAATTGAATCAGGTCTTAGTGATCTCAAAGATAGTTGGTTTCACATCATGTGGACAGGGAAACCAACCGCAGGTCAGGCACGAGTTCTTGACTGGATGATTGACCATAGTGCAAAATTTACGATTTACTCAGAGTCGGGGAAAGTACCACCAGCAGTAGGTCAGGCTGCTGATGCTGTCATCAAGGTAGATGACATCGTAGAAGACACGTTCTTTTCTGCCCTTGTCCATTCAGAAAACTCTCTTGAAGTCCTTGTTTTGTATGCTGAAGACGAGTCAAAAGAGGCTACAGATCTGACTCAACGGTTGGTTTTTGGTTCGCATGATCGCAACCTAAAATGCCTAGAGTTAACTAATGGGCTTGCACCACTGACTGTAGACCCAGGACATGTCGCCCCAGAGGCCCCTAGGAAGCCCCAGGATGCGCCAAAAGTAGATGTGGTGTCTACCCCACGTATGGAGAAAGTTTTGAGCGTTAGAGAGCCTGTAATGCAGATTACGGTCTACTCTGATGGCTCTATCAAAACTAAGCAGTTATAGGAGAGAGTGGCAGGTCAAAGAAGGAAACCCTGCCACCCTCAATCCCATACTTAGTCGAAATCTGGAGAAAGGGGGCCAGATTCGACACGGAAACTAGATAGTAGTTACCCGTAAAGCAGATGTTAACACACAAGAAGGAGCAATTTAATCATGGCAAAGTTCAACGGAACCTTTATTCCTATACCAAGTTGGGTCATGGAATACATTGGAAACGACCCAATTGCTTTATGCGTATTGATAAACGCTATGAAGTACATGGACAACGACACCCAGCAATTCACAACGTCTTACGACCACCTGGCTGAGAAGACTGGTTTGAACAGACGGACAATCCTACGTGCCATGAAGCGGATTGAGTCTTCTGGTGTACTGAGAAAGACTATCCGAAGAGCCAAGGGTGGAAACAACAAGACCAACTTGTACACCGTTGACTTCAACAACCCAAAGTCCAGGGAGGGTGTCTCCAGTGACACCCCCCATAGTGTCTCCAGTGTCACCCCCCTAGTGACTCCAGTGTCACCCTCGGAGGGTGTCTCCAGAGTCACCCAATCTATAGAGACTAATCATTCTCTAGAAGTGACCAAAAAGGAAAAGAAAGAAATACCTACTTTCATGCTTCAAGACCCTAGGTGGATGCGTCAGATGAAAAACTTGGAGTCGGAATGAAAAAGAAGCAAGATGACTGGGATGTTAAGGTGATCGGCGCTGACGAAGATAAGCCGAAAGTTGAACCGACCAAAAAGAAAAGCCTAAAAGATTTGGTTGCTTATCTCCATGATAGAACTTCTGGAATGTCCATGTCTTTAAATGCTCCTATCAATGGTCCAGCCATGATGAAGATATTTAGTTCAATGATTGCTGAGTCTGTAACGCATGAACAGATATATCAAATGATTGATTTGTTTGCTGATGACATTAAGCGTATTCCGTTAAAAGAACAAGAAACACCATGGAGAGCATTTGCTGCCAGACGTGGTGAGTTGTTTAAGCGTGTTCAGGGTAGTACAGTGCAGACCACTTCTGAACCTATGAAGTTTGATCCACGACTGGAGAAATACCTTGAGGATTGAAAAGAAGGCAATCAGTATCATGATTGATTACTTGGAATCTCTTCATGAGTACAACACGGCTTTACAATTTCGTGATTGGGAATCGGCTGATAATTGGCTTATCCAATCTCAACTTGATTTGAGAACTATGAAAGATTTTGTTGCTGGATATATAAAAGAAAACAAAAAGGGATTTGAAAGGGTTTTGTTTGATGATGATGAACACTGAGTGGCACGGTTCTCGGTACTGGCGTAACCGACAACCAAAAGAGCGTGTTGATAATGCCCACATACCTCGCCGTTACATTGAAAAGACTTTAGATAACTACGATGAAGAAGTTGGTAGTTGGGGTGTTGTTAAAGCCATTCGTGGGTGGATGGGAAACTTTGAAGAGAACCGTTTGAATGGTGAGGGGTTGTACCTTTGTGGGTCAACAGGTACTGGTAAGACTCACCTTGCAGCAGGATTACTATCTGAGTTGTTAGAAAAGCACAAACTTGGTGGCTTTTTTATTACTACTGAAAAGTTTGTTGAGGCATCTTACGATGAGATTCGCAACGATGGTGAACTTCCGATGGAGTACGGGGATGAGTACTTGCTCAAGTACTTGAACGCTGTCTATGACGTTGTTGTTATTGACGGTCTAGGTAGCGAGAAGAAAACTGAGTTTACAAAAGGCGCTCTTGTATCATTGTTTAACAGTCGGTACGAACAGAAGTTGATCACAATTGTTACATCTGAATACAGCATCACATCTTTATCTAAGATTTATGGCCCACGACTGTCATCAATACTTCAAGACTCAACGTTACAAATACCATTTGAAGGAAAGGATTACCGGATCACTCAGTATGGAACGAAATGATTTAGCACCGTTTTCACTAAAGTCACAAGCAACAATGTTTGAAGGTGTTCTTGCTTCTGAACCTGAAGGTATTGCAAAAATCAAAGCCGCATACTATTTGAGGAATGAAAAATGGGAACAGTACCTACGGCTGTGGGAACCAAATACTCTTCCAATTAAATCTTTAAGTGATTCAATTAATAGGTTGGGTATCGGTACAGAGGTGTATACACTGCTCCCTCCTCCAGTCGCTGAAGCGATAGAGAGATGGTTAATTAAGAAGGGGATTTCAACTA